AAAACACTTAATGGAATTGTTGATGTAATTAAAGATAAAAAAGATATGGGTCATAGACTTGCTGGACAAATTGAAACTGAAAGTGAAATTCCACATTCTATGTTAGAAGAAAAAAAAGTCATGGATATATTTCATGCAATGGCTAAAAGTTATGTTGAACAAGGTTATATAAATGCTGGTCAAAAAAATATATTAGAAACTATGTCACCTATACAAACTCAAATGCAATCTATTTGGTCTGTATCACAATATGAAAATGAATATAATCCACAACATAATCATTCACATTGTCAGATAAGTGCCGTACTATATTTAAAAGTACCAGCTATGAAACCTAGAAACATAAAAGGTAAAAGTAGAATGGATGGTAATATAGAATTTAATTTTTGCAATCAAGTTGATTTATTTACTACAGGTTCTTTTGTAGTAGAACCTAAACCTGGCAGATTATTAATGTTTCCTAATAGTTTGAATCATCTAGTATATCCATTTTTGGGTTCTGGTGAAAGAAGAAGTATTGCATATAATATGTCATACAAAGGTTTTAGTAAATCAAGTGGCATACAAGTTGCTGGAGATGGTGTAAACATGTATAACGAAATTAACTTCCCAGAAACTATACCATGGCGTAGGTTAGAGAAATAATTATGTATGAATTAAAAGAATACTTAAAAGCTATCAATTCTTCCAAAGAAAAACTTATGGATAGTGAAGATGAACAGTGGGAAAAAAAATATCCTGCTTATATTGTGAACAAATGTCTTGCTCCATTTCAAGACACTATCTTCCTAGTAAATGAGATGAATATACATCATCAGACAGATAAGAAATTGCAGTTTGACTTTTTACTAAATACTCTTAGAACAAGACAAAGGTACACACCTTGGTTGAAGGCGAAGAAAGAAAAACATTTAGAAAGTGTTAAAGAGTATTATGGATATAGTAATGAAAAAGCAAAATCAGCTCTTAATATACTAAATGATGAACAGATAAATACTATCATGAATAGATTGAACAAAGGTGGAAGAAATGGAAATGGAAAATAATATACAATGGACACAGGAGCAGATGTTTGAGGTTCTTCTGAAAGAACCAGATGACTTCCTAAAGATTAGAGAAACATTATCTCGTATCGGAGTTGCTTCTAGAAAAGAAAAAAAGTTATATCAGTCTTGTCACATACTACACAAACAAGGAAGATATTATATAGTACACTTCAAAGAATTATTTGCACTTGATGGTAAGGACACAAACTTATCAGAAAATGATATTGGAAGAAGAAATACAATAGTAAAACTTCTAAGTGATTGGGGATTAGTAGAAATGAAAGCTACACCAGAACCTATCGCACCACTAAGTCAAATTAAAATTATTTCTTTTAAAGAGAAAGATGAGTGGATATTGGAAACTAAATATAACATAGGTAAAAAGAGAGAGGTATAACATTGGCTTATTCAGATAAAGTTTTAGACCATTACGAGAATCCTAGAAATGTAGGAACACTCGATATAAAAGACTCATCAGTTGGTACTGGTATGGTCGGTGCTCCAGCGTGTGGAGATGTAATGAAACTTCAAATCAAAGTAGGTGATGATGGTATCATAACAGATGCAAAATTTAAAACTTATGGATGTGGTTCTGCAATCGCATCATCAAGTTTATTAACTGAATGGGTTAAAGGACAAAGTGTAGATGAAGCTTTAAAAATTAAAAATAGTGATATTGCAGAAGAACTTGCACTACCACCTGTAAAAATTCATTGTTCAGTTTTGGCAGAAGATGCTATCAAAGCTGCACTTGCAGACTATAAAGGAAAACAAGAATCAATAGGTAAATGGCAACCTAACTCAGAGTAAATATATTATGGAAAAATTTAAATCATTCATCACAGAAGAAAATGTGAATGATGGTAATATTCAAATAGCTGTTTTAACTAAAACATCTTCATCAACAGAAGAAGTAGTTGCAAACCAACTTAAAGAATATTCAGATAAAAATAATATTCCATGTCATATTGTTAATACAAAAAAAGCATGGGTATCAGATAACGATTTAGAAAAAGGCACTTTAACTATATCAAATGTAGAGGGAGAAAGACTAGACTTTGATATATCTAAAACAGTCGTGTTTGTTCGTGCTGGAGTATTAGATAATGAAGTAGGACTTGCATTACTTTCTACTTTTGAAAAGGCAGGTGCATTTATGATTAACAACCGAGATGGTATGTTAACTTGTGATAATAAAATGACATCTTATATTACCTTTCATCAGAATGGAATACAAACACCTAAAACATCATTAATTAATAACGAAGATTCAGTAGAAGATGCACACAAAAGAATTGGTGGAAAATTTCCAGTCATAATAAAAACGATAACTGGTACACAAGGTATTGGTGTATCAATAGTAAATGATTTTAAAAGTATGATATCTGTTGTTCAATCATTATGGAAATTTAATGCAGAACTATTAATACAAGAATTTTTAGAAATGCCATTTGATGTTAGAACTATTGTAGTAGATGGTGTTATTATTGCTTCTACTAAAAGAGTAAAACCAAAAGAAGATTTTCGTTCTAATAGACATAGAGGAGCAGAAACATTTCCTTATAAACTTTCACAAGATGAAATAGATTTAATATTAAATGCATATCGTTCTACTGGTGCATACATGGTTGGAGTAGACCACTCAGTCGTAAATGGTAAAGCATATATTTTAGAATGTAATGGTTCGCCAGGTATTGGTTCTAACTTTGGAAATAGTAAAGGTGTAAAAACAACCAACGAAAGACTAATTGAAAAAATAGTTACACACATTGGAAAAGTTAAAAGTCGTTTTGTAGGTTCAACACAAGTTGCTGGATATGTAGAAAGATTAGAAATTGTAGGACTTGGCCCATTTCGTGCTAAGTTTGATACAGGGAACGGAACTAAAGCATCCATGTTTCATGTAGACAAATTAGAAATAAAAGGCAAGATTGCTAAATGGGAAAGAGATGGTAAAAAGTTTACTAATAGAATAGTTGGTGTATCACATCCTATGCATGTAGATAAAATAGATAAAAGACCAATAGTATTAGTAGATTTAAAATTTAACAGTAAATTATACAAAGATGTTCCAATAGGATTAACAACAAGAGATTCTAGAAGTACATTTTTAGTTAACAGAGAATTGCTAACTAGATTAAAGGTAGCAGTAAACCCAGACAGGAAATTCGTTCTATCAAGTTATATAGAACGAGGCGATAAAAATGATGAAGACTATAGGAACCCAAAATGATAAATGCACTAAGAAAAAAATATGAAGCTGAAGTTGCAGCTGCAAAAGTAAACATTGATGTTTACATAAAGAGCCCAGTTGGTATCGGTGAACACCCAGACATAGTTGGAGCGGTAGATTTAGAAATGACCAAGTTGGCAGATGCTTCTGATAAACTTGCAACACTAAACTCATTCTACCCTGAAACTGTAGAAGAATTTTTACAAGAAGAAAACAAATAACAATTGACAAAACATGTTGAGCCTAGTATACTGGCACTTATATTATGAACTTTTATACAAATGTAACCCCTTGGGGCAATACTCTACTTGTTAGAGAATATGTGAACGGAGAAAGAATTAATCGAAAGGTTAAATATTCCCCTACGCTTTTCTGTAAAGTAATCAAAGAAACTAAACACAAAACCCTTGATGGGCAATTTGTTACGCCTGTAAAACATAATACAATTAAAGAGGCAAAGGAATGGTTAAAGTCTTATGAAGACCAACCACATCTTATCTTTGGTAATACAACATTTCAATACAATTATATTGCAGATGAACATCCTAATCATGTGAAATGGGATATTGATAAAATTCTTGTTGTAACTATGGATATAGAAGTTGCATGTGAAAATGGATTTCCAGACCCAGAAAAAGCAATTGAACCATTACTATCAATTACAATTAAGAATCATCAAAACAAACAAATTCTAGTTTGGGGTATAGGTGATTATAAAAATTCAAGAGAAGATGTTACATATGTAAAATGTGATACAGAATATAAATTAATACAGGAGTTTTTATCTTTCTGGCAATCAAATCAACCAGATATTCTTACAGGCTGGAACACAGAATTTTTTGATGTACCTTATATTTGTAATCGTATTAAAAACTTATATGATGAAAAGGAAATAAATAGACTTTCGCCTTGGGGTAATGTTTCAAGTAGAGAAGTTTTTAAAATGGGTAGGAAACATCAAACATTTGACATACAAGGAATATCACATTTAGATTATTATGATTTGTATAGGAAGTTTACATATAGTAATCGTGAGAGTTACAAACTTGACCATATTGCACATGTAGAGTTAGGGGAGTCTAAAGATGACAATCCATACGAAACATTCCGAGAATGGTACTTAAAGGACTTCCAATCGTTCATTGACTACAACATACAAGATGTAGAAATCGTGGATAGATTAGAGGACAAAATGAGATTGATTGAACTATGTTTAACTATGGCTTATGATGCTAAAGTTAATTATATGGATGTACTTGGTTCAGTTAAATATTGGGATATATTAATTTACAATGAACTTCGAAAGAAAAATATTGTTATCCCACAAAAAACAATACAAACTAAATCTGAAAAGTTTGAAGGTGCATATGTAAAAGACCCACAAGTTGGTTTACATAAATGGGTAATGTCTTTTGATTTAAACTCACTATATCCACATCTGATTATGCAGTATAATATTTCACCAGAAACATTAGTTGCAGATAAAGCAGTCAAAAATATGTCAGTTGAAAAGATGTTAAATAGAGAAGTAGATACTTCAGTATTAAAAGATGCAACAATGACACCAAATGGTGCTTTGTTTAAAACAACACAAAAAGGTTTTTTACCAGAACTCATGCAAAAGATGTATGATGATAGAGTTAAGTTCAAACAATTAATGCTTGAGGCACAAAAAGATTATGAAAAAACAAAAGACCCAAAATTACTTAGGGATATATCTAAGTTCAATAATATCCAGATGGCTAAAAAGATTTCTCTCAATAGTGCATATGGTGCTATCGGCAATGTGTGGTTTAGGTATTACAATATTTTGGTTGCCGAGGCGATTACTACAAGTGGGCAACTTGCTATTCGTCATATTGAGCACACTCTTAATCAGTATCTTAATAAAATACTTGATACCAAAGACGAAGACTACATCATTGCGAGTGATACGGATTCGGTGTATATCACATTTGATAAGTTGGTTAGTAAAGTCTTCGTACCAGACACAGATAAAAAGAAAATCGTGGAGTTTTTGGACAGAGTTGCTAAAGAGAAGATTGAACCTTTTATTGATAAAAGTTATCAAGACCTCGCTGACTATGTAAATGCATATGAACAAAAGATGCAAATGAAAAGAGAAGTAATTGCAGATAAAGGTATTTGGGTTGCAAAGAAAAGATATATTTTAAATGCACATGATGTTGAAGGTGTTCGTTATAAAGAACCTAAATTAAAAATCATGGGTGTTGAAGCAGTTAAGTCATCTACACCAGCTGCGTGTCGTGAAAAGATTAAAGAAGCATTAACTATTATCATGAACGAAAATGATAAAGTATTAAATACTTTTATACAAGATTTTAGAACAGAGTTTATGACATTAAAACCAGAACTGGTTGCTTATCCTCGTTCAGTAAATGGGTTAACTAAATGGACTGAATCACACAATCTATTTAAGAAAGGTGCTCCAATACATTGTAAGGGTGCAATACTATATAATCACCTTTTAAGAGAAAAGAAATTACAAGGAAAATATCCTTACATACAAGAAGGGGATAAGATTAAATTTTTACATATGAAGATACCAAATATGTATCAATCAACTTCTATATCGTTTATGACTAAGTTACCAGAGGAACTAAACTTACATAACATAGTAGATTATGATATGCAATTTGAAAAGTCATTTGTAGAACCATTGAAATTTATTACTAGGATTATAAAGTGGCAGATTGATGACAGTTATGGAACACAAGGAACACTAGAGGAGTTTTTTTAATGGCAGGTAAAGGCGATAAACAAAGACCGAGAAAGGTTGATAAAAAAGTATTCGAAGATAATTGGGATAGGATTTTCAAAAAAAAGAAAAAAGAAAATCCCTTACCATTCTGTGATTCACAACCAACCACAGATATGTTTGATAATTTAAATTTAAAACGAGATAGAACAGGAGATAATAATGAGTGACTTTTTGAAAGATATAATTAAAGATACAGGAAATGAATATGCTGGAATAGTTTCTGAAGGTATAGAAGCAGGAGATGTAGAAAACTTTATAGATACAGGTTCTCATGTATTTAATGCTTTACTTTCTGGTTCACTTTACGGTGGACTTCCACAAAACAAAATTACAGCATTAGCTGGAGAAAGTTCTACAGGAAAAACTTTCTTTCTTATGGGAATGGTTAAAAACTTCCTAGACCAAAATCCAAACTCTGGTGTTGTATTCTTTGAATCAGAAAGTGCAATCACAAAACAG